CGAAAATCCTCTAAATGAGCAACGACTCCATAGCAGATGCAATGGTGTTGACTCCAGTTGACATTGCCCCATAAGGTCCAGGTAACATCATACCCACACCCGAAACTTGCTTTATAATTTTCAAAACTCTCTCCCAGAAATCAGGATTATCAGCTGTACCAACTGCTGTTGGTAATTGCTTAATAACTTCTTTATAGACCTGTAATGCTATAGGATCGCATGGGCTAAGGTTCTGATATTCATACAATAAGGATCCGGCAACTACTTGATACTCGACGCATGCCCAAGTTTTCAACAAAGCTGACACATTAGATGTCAACCCTGAAATCTTGATAACGACGGTCTCAAAGCTATTGTCGAAACCTGGTATTGGTATATTTCCCACTATACTATTTAATTGACCATAATCAGTACGAACAACTATTGTTTGTGGTAAAAGATTAACGTTTTCATAAATAGGTGTAAAAGGAAAATCATTAGAGGAATTGTAAGCCGCAGCATAAACTCCATTCGCAAAAGGAGCGGAGTATTGTTGCGTTTGACCAAAATTGTTCAAAGACGCTATACCTGAAACTGTGAGTTGATTCGCCGCTGTGGACGAAGGTCTCAAAGCAACCTGTATTTTGGCCTTCATAGTCTGGATACTACCAGACCAAGACATTTGATTGGTCGTGTTTACTAATTCAATGTGATTACTGATGAATCTAAAGTTGTTAACTTTATCTCCAGCTTCAGCACCACTAACGTTACCAAATATTGCAGGAGTATCAGCATAGCCAACTAAATCTATAACATCATTTGATACTATAGGATTCCCTGCTACCTTATCAATAAACCCATATGCTACTCCTGGTATAGGGAGAAGCAAGATATACTTGTCTAATCCTGTATGACCAGTAAATGGAGAAACATAACGATGTCTCTTGACTAAGGACATAGATTCGAAATTGTCTGGCACACCCCTGACATTCGTCACTGCGAAGTCAACTGGTGCGAAAGCACATTTAAGAAACTCTATGCCATCTCTAGAAAGAGTTTTAATATTCAATTTTCGAGAAGCTACCCTCAAAGCGTTGTCGATTCCTGGATTGACACCAGGCATAGAGGGTGGTAGAGTAGTGACCGATTGAAAAGTCGTACCACTATTTAACATGGCTCTCTTATTCATCTTCTTCACCATTCTACGTCTCTTAGCTGCTGCCCGTTGAGCAGGAGTCTTAGTTCCTTTAGAGGGATTTTGCGTTTGTTGTTGTTGTTGTTGTTTAGGCATAATAATATAATTTTTCCAAATCTATATTTTGCTCCCCACCGAGCTTCAAATATCCCACTCTTGAAAGGACTTTAACATAAGTTTCTATTTCGGGATGATTTTTCATCTCTGATTCAAATGCTGAAATCCAAGTCAAAAGCTCTTCCATAGTCTTCGGTTGGGTCATAAGAATGTTGCCCAGGAGCTTCTCCGGATTAGCAGGATAACTGCCAAATTTAGTGAAAATCCTACTGCAAAACTCAAACTCATTTTCTATCTCATCATACACTTTTATGTCAATACCTAACTGCTTATATTTATTTACTGCGTCTGAAACGTAGTCTTCAATACAATCGTCACCCATTGACCTAGATTGGTTAGGTCTAGAAAAATCATCTGAAACATGCATCCTGACTATATTACGACACAGAGAGTTTCCTCTACTAGTTTGAAACCTACCTGAATTTATATTTCCAGGGACATCTAAAACTAACAGATCTCCATCTGAAGTGCTATAAAGGCTGTGACCCGCTAAATAAGCGTCCATACGGATCAAATGTTTCCATTCTTCCGTTGCATTTAAGCACTGTCTGATAGTAAATTCTCCAGCATCGTCATGTAGCCATTGTTGGCAACTCCAATCCCATCCGCTCACATCAGAGCTTACTGGTCTCTCCATACCGTGGACCTGGTCAAAGAAATACACTGACATTTCATCAGTGAATCCTAATCCAGGTACACTAGGTATGCTGTGCCAATTGTTAACTTCTGTTTCCTTGATTCTCCTAATCAAAACCATTTCTATCAACTTATCCACCACTGAAACAGACATTATCAACCTAAGTCGACCCTCCTTCAACTTGGAAGTTTTGTGCAACTCGTCTTTGATAAAAAGCCTAACTGGGTCTACCAGTCCTGCTTCCACCAATTGTACGGGTGTCAAATGCCTATAATGGGCAGTGTTTAGTCTCAAAGTTATACGATCCTTAACAAATGTTTTAACCTCATCCTTATACTTTTCTATTAGACCTGCATTATCTCTCGATCTTAAAATATAGGGAATGCCAGGTGAAGCATCCGCTTTAAGTAAGGAAATACAATGCTCTAATTCATCATCAAATTGTTTGGAATAAAAATTTTCATAAGGTAAATGGAAAGTAGGATACCTAGGTAACAATAAATCCAAAACTTCATCCCTGACCAATTGAGAAGGTGACTCAATCAACCTTCTCTTAGACGCTTGTAAAAAGAAAGATCTTTTCTCGGCGGCTGGAGATCTATCAGGCAAGCCGTATTTGGATAAACCTGGAACTATTTCTTCAGCTAAAATATACTTATCTGTTTTAGTCAAAGATTTCCCGGTTTGTATTGTTACTGTGGATTTTCCCACCATAGTGCATCCACTCAACTTTATGTAATCTTCAAGATTGTAAAATTCATACAAATCGACCCCAAAGACCTGCATGGGGTTTATAAGTTTAAAGAATTCGACTCTTTATTGATCACACCTGACGAAGCTTTATCAACAGTCTTTATTTGTACTCTTTTCAAAAACTTAGCAGGTACCATTTCTAGCTTTAGGCTCTCAATTTTACTGGTAGTATTCTTTACATTGGCCGCTAATTCTCGTCGCCTCTCATGTTCACCTGAAGCAACTTTTCTATCCTTGGTATTAAGGGCTACGTTCAATAATCGAAGCTCCTCCTTGTTCTTAGAGTTCTCTACAGATAGAGCATTAATCTTATTTTGTATCTGACTATTATGATTCAATGCCCAAGGAATTTGTTGTTCTTTAGGCAATTTCTTCATTTTCTCTCTAGCTATATTTACAACTCTAATGGGGACATCGATTTTATTCTTGTCAGTTAAACCATCAATCTTTGGATTTATAGTTAATATATTACCTTTAACGGAAGTTATTGGCTTAGTTTGTTGTTCTAAACCAATACCCGTGCCGTAACCAGAATAGTCCAAGACTGCAGCATTGTTAGTAGCCAATTTAGTGTATAAGTCTTTTGTGACCTCACTAACTGACTGCAATAACTTTTGTTGCATCTCTTTCAATTTATCTTCTAGACTAGCTTGAGAATTTTCCATTTGGTTGAGTCGGGAAATTAAAAGTGCATAATCGAAATGCAAAGCTCCGGCCAAATTGGGCTTCAACTCCTCAGCTACCCTTGGGGTCTCTTGCAAGACCTCATTGCATCTGAGACATGGAGTCCCTATTTCGCCATTCTGAGTCAAATCGCAATTAGAACAAGAATGTATAGTTTCTTTTCTATATCTTCCTCCTTTAATTTTTGCTCCTACGTGTTTCCCCATAGATCCAAGATTACTTTTGTAATATTGAACTCTAAACTCATCCAAAAAGTCCAATCTATTAGCTGCTTCGCTCACCTCGTCGTCAAGATCTTCCATTATTTCACCCCAGCCCTTTTCTTTATCGTTATCTACTTTAGTGGCTAAAAAGGCAAAATAGGCTGTCGTGGCTTCAATCGAGTCCAGCACCTCTAATCTATCATCATCAAAGATACCAGTATCATAAAACGCCCTCTCTTCTGGTGTCATCATTGCATAAGCCCACTCCTCTTGATTCAACTCGAAAGACTCAGGAACTTCCTCTGCATTATTAGGTGCAGTAGTTTCCTTACGGCTTTTCAAGAAAGGTATCAAAACTCCACCGTTTCTATCCAATCCTCCTTCTAAGTGTATGCCTATTATTTCCCCACTTCCCTTCGTGTTTAACAAAGGGGAACCCGAAGAACCAGGTATAGTCGATATTTTATAATTGACTTTACACAATTCATCAGTTGGTTCAATGGTATTTATACCATAAACGACTTGGTCATTTACAACAGAATATACTCTTATAGGAGTGATCTTGGTAGCATGGGTGGCAAGTTTACCCACAGCCAAACCTAATTGGGAGAATAACCTTGGTGGTGCTGCTACAATAGTGATATCCAAAGCATTAGTTGGCGATGTATACAATACTTGTAATCTATTCAAACTTTCAACACTAATCATTTTGTCTCCATTACACATATACATATGCTTTGTATTTTTATTCATAGTCAAAACATGCGTAGCTGTAATAAAAGCATCTTGTCCTAAATAATTAATACGGGAGAAAAATCCGGCAACATCGGAGCCTATCTTAAAAGTCCCTACAAATTTTGGCAAGGCATTGGCCTTGAACAATCTTTCATTGACCAACATTGTCTCTTTCTTATTCTTTGTCTCTTCAACCGTTCCTTTGTCTGTTGAACGTAAGAGCCCTAATACTTGAGTCAACGTTTGAGTCAACTGTACATTGATTCTAAACCATTTACCTTGTTCTTGTATGGTGACATAAGCTCCAGTGGCATCAAATTGTAAATCCCGGGTAGCTACCGTCGGTGCAATAGCTATAGGTTCTTTA